CGTCGTGTCGTCGGTGGCGCCGTCGCCCCTGGCGCCGCCGGAAAACTCGGTGTTCAGGACGTTCAGCCAGCCGCCGGGCATCCCGTACGCGACGTCGTTGATGTCGTTGGTGTCTTCGGGCGGGTCACCAGTGCCGATGGCGCGAGGGTCGCCAGTCAGGATCGTGTATGGCAACTGCGCGCCTTCCCTTCCTTCTCCGGCCCGGCAACCTGCCGGGCCTGCCTTCCGGGACGACCGCCCCTGAAGGCTTGTGGTAGTGCTGTCAGCGGCTCAGGGAGAGCCGGTGGTGAGACGTTGCTCCCATCTGTCGCTGCGGGTGGTCACAGCACACCTGCCAGCGGCCGGAAGCCGCACGCCACGTTGAACGTGTCGGTCTGGGTGATCTGCGCGACCTGGTTGACCGCATCCCAGCCCTGGAAGTTGACCGTGATCGTCTGCCCGCTGTCGGTCACGGTGACCCGGCCGTAGAACCGGCACTGCCCGCCGGAGTTGTTGTAGTAGACGGGGAAGCAGGCCAGTGCCGCGGTGGCGTCGCTGCCAGAGTCCTGCCGCATCGGCGCCGCGCAGTAGACACTGAAGCCGCCGTCAGGGTTGCCCCAGCCTGGGCAGGCAGCCACGCCGTGAGCATCGCCGTGCCACAGCAGCACGTTCTTGACCGCGGGCGCATTCGCCGCGATAAACGAGATGATCGCCGCGCGCTCGGTGGAGTAGTAACCCCAGCCGGGGCCGCAGGACGACTGTGAGGTGTTCCCGATCCACGAGGTGTCCAGGCAAAGCACCTTCAGCGGCTCGGGCATGAGCAGTTGCTGTTCCAGCCACGCCAGCTGGTTCGCGCCCAGCATCGTCTTGCTGCTGTTGTCGGTGTTCGCGACCGGGGACCGGTCGGTGTTGCGGATGTCGAGCAGGATGAACCGCACCCGGCCCATGACGAAACTCTGGTACAGCCCGTGCGGCGGGTTATCCGGGTTGGCCAGGGTGCCCTGCGGGAACGCTTCGGCCACTGCGGCGATGTTCGCTGCCGTCCACGTGTTGCCGGAGTCCCCGCCTGCCGTGGTCGAGTCATGGTCGGAGCGGACGTAGAACCCCCATGCGGTGCTGGTCAGCGGCAGCAGGTCGTAGTACATCGACTGGTATTCGATGTAACCGAGCCATCCGGAAACGGTGGTATCGGTCGAGTCGAAATAGCCGTAATCCCCGAGGAAGATGTTCAGGCCCGCGTCCCAGCCCACCCAGTCACTGATGGCCGCGTTCGGGCTCGGGGCCACGTCGCCGGTATCGATACAGGAAGCGAACGCCACGGTATAGCTGGTGATCGTGCCCGGCACCGGCAGCGTCATGCACTGGCCCGCCGGCCCGGACAGTGCCTCCGAACCGCCGGGCGGGGTGTCCGCGAGCTGGCAGTAGTAGGTGGCCGACGGGGACAACCCGGTCACCTGGTACGAGACGTAGCCGTACTGGTCAGGGGTCTGGGCAGCCTCGTAGAAGACGCCGCTGGTCAGCGCTTCATTGGTGGCGACTTTCAGCCGCAGGCTGGTGCCCCCGACAGGCTTGGCGACGACACCGAAGCTAGCGTCCGCCGGCGCACCGCAGACCATGTGGAAAATGACCGCGGGCACGGGCCCGATGTAGCCCGACGTCGAGCACGCCGGATCATCCATCCAGAACGTGTGCCCAGAGCCGGCGGCGTTGGAGATCCCGAACCGGGTCTCGCCGATCGGGCCGCCGAGGGTGTCCTGAGTCGCGGCGGAGGTCTGCGTTTCGGTTGGTGTGGCGCTGGCCGGGCTGGCGAATAGCTTCAGCTCCACCTGGCCGGTGCTGGCATTCGAGGTGCAGTAGCCCTCGATGCGGTACCAGGCGTTATTGGGCACCGTGCTCGTGGTGGTGACGATGGTGTTGCCGTTGGTGTCCCGCACCGACAGGGTGCCGTTGGTGTGCAGGATCACATCAGCGTTGCGGGTGCCGCTGGCGTAGAAGCCGAACAGCGGGCGCGTCGCCGCGGGCCACGCCGTCTGGCACACGAATATCCGGAACCAGGTCTGCGTGGCCGGGGTGATCAGCATCCCGCTGGAGCCCCACGAGAAGTACGCATCCCCGTTCGCCGTGGTGACGATCTTGCAGGACTGGGTGCCTGAGTAGCAGTAGGTGCTGTCGTAGGTGATCGTGCCGCCAGCGGCGTTCACCACATCGAACTGAGCACCATCGGACGTGCCGAGGCTCTCGTAGAACCCGCCGCCCTCGGCCAGCGGCGTGCCCGCCGCCCCGGCCTCAAAGCAGCAGCACAGATTGGGCTGGACTTCAGCGGTCACCGGGCACCTCGCCAGCCACCTCACGCCAGGGGGCCGTCAGCAACGCGAAACCGTCCACGGTGATCAGGTCGCCGGCCAGGACCGCCATGACCGCATCGGTGATGGCGCGCGTGGTGCCGTACCCGGTGGACGGCCAGTTCCCGCGGAAGAAGACCAGCCGGGCCGCCCGCAGAGTGCCGTCCCAGTCGCGGCCAGCGTCCTTGCAGGCGCCCTCGGCGCCCCTCAGCACCTCATCCCCGGCGGCATCCCACGCCTTGCCGAGGGCTTGCGCCTGGGCAGCGTCGAGAGCTTGCGCCCGGGCGAGCAGTACGGCTATGGGGTCCATCAGTACACCCGCTCGGCTATAGCACCCAGGCACTGGAACGCGGTTATATGCGCCGAGCTGGACAGCGTCGCGTTGATGCTCAGCAGCTCGCTTGAGCTGACCGTGACCGTGACCGGGCTTTCCGTCCCGTTCATGTGCGGGGCACCGGCATACCCGGTCGCGGCGCCCGTGTTGTAGGTGAACGTCACCAGCGCGTTGCATGCAGACGGGCTGGTGAACGTGACCCGCGCCTCGACGGTGAACCAAGCGGTCACGCTCGCGGTCGGCGTGACGACGATGTTGTTCGTCAGCAATGACGTCCCGCCAGTGCCGCCCCAGGTCAGGCCGAGGGTGACGGTACCGCCGGTCGCGTCGGTGGTGAAGTAGCCGAAACACGACAGCCGGTAGACCGCCCCGGCCACCGGGTCGTTAGCAGGAACGGTCATCCCGGCGATGCTGGTGATGTTCGTGCTAGTGACCGACACCGGGGATGTGGGCGATGCCTGGGCACCCTGCGCGGTGAGTTCCAGCCCGGCAGCGTCAGTCCACTGCGGTGCCGCGGTGAGCGCGGGCAGGTCGCCGCTCTCGATTGCCGCCATCTCCGCGTTCTCGCCGTTGCCGCGCAGGTAGTACCCGGAGGTCTGAGCCCCGGCCAGCGCGTTGATCGCGCCCTGCTGCGTGTCCTGGCCGGTGCCGCCCTGCGGGATCGCGACGATGCCGGCGTTCTGGTCCGGCACCCACCCCGTGCACAGCCACAGCTCTACCAGGGCGTCGTAGATGAACTGGAGGAAGTCCCGCTGACCCTCGGTGGTGGACAGGGCCGGCTGCGGGATCGAGGCGGGGAACGCGTACGCGTCGCTGAACCCGAGCGTGAAGTTGCCGCCCGCGCCCTGAATGAACTCAAACAGAAGCGGCTGGCCAGGCAGCGGATTCGACGGCGTGCCGAGCGTGCGGTCCCCGTTGAGAGTGGCCTGGAGCACCGACCCGGCCGAGGCGTCGACTTCTATCGTCGGCGCGTCAGTCAGCGTGAACAGGCCAGTCGGGAAGGCGCCCCCGCCGCCGCCACTGACCGGAGGCGCGGTGATCACGCCGTCCTCCCGGACGAACGCGTTGTCCGGGACCGGCAGCTGGCCTCCGCCGGTTGCCCCGTCGGCGCTGATCTTCGCCATCACCTCAGTGCCTTCCTGCTACTCGCCGCGAACTCATGTCAGGCACCCCTCGGCCAGGTGCTGCCGAGCGCCTTCTGCACGGAGTACTGGCCGCCGCCGCCCTTGACCCGGACTTTCTCCTTGAGCCAGGTGATGAAGAGCTCGTCCAGTCCCGAGCCCCCGCCCGTGACCTCCAGGGTCAGCGCGCCCCCGCCAGCGGTCCCGTAGCCCCGCACTCCGCCCGGGCCGAGGGCGACCGCCCCCGCCATCCGGTTCGCCGCCGACGCGAGCGCTGGGCGCCCCGCGTCGATGCCCGCACCGAGGTCCTGGGGGATGTGCAGGCCCCGCATGTACATGGCCCCGCCACCGGACAGCGGGCCTTCGCGGGCCGGGGACAGGCCGATGAACCCGGCGATCTTGGAGGCAATCCCGCCCATCACCGAGCCGATCTTGCCGATGCCTGACCCGAGCCCGGAGATCAGCTCATCGATCGCGTGCTCGCCGGCCCGCAGCATCATGCCGCCGAGGTCGGCCAGGCCAGCCAGGATCTTGCCGGGGATGCCGCGCACGAACGAGATCAGCTTGCCGGTCGCCGTGGTCACCGCGTTCACCGCGTCGTCCCACCAGCCGCGGAACAGGCCGCCGAGCCGGCCGAACCACGACAGGACCGTCTTCACGGCGTCGACCTGGATCATGATGTAGTCGACGAACCAGTGCCACACGTCCCGGGCGACGTCCTCCACGACGTGCAGGGCGTCGGAGATGATCTTCTTGATCTGGCTGAAATGGGTCAGCACCAGCGTGACGATGATGCCGAGCGGGCCGAGGAAGATCGCGGGCAGCAGCTTCCAGTGCGCCTTGATGAAGTCGACGGCGTCGCGGATGACCGCCTTGATCGCGCCCCACACCTGCTTCCAGTGGGTGGCCAGGTAGACGATCCCGGCGACCAGCAACGCGATCCCGGCGACCAGGCCGAGGGTCGCGGCGTTCTCGGCGATGAACGCCGCAGTCGCCGAGGCGGCCATGGCGATGTTCTCGGCGATGAACGAGGCAGCGGCCACGGCGTGCTCTGCGATCCAAGCCCCGGTCGCCACTGCGGCCTCGGCGAGCTTGGAGACGACGGTGGAGACGAATGACGCCACCGAGGAAGCGGCCGAGGCGACGCCTGAGCCGATGGATGATGCTGCCGCCGCGATCCCTGAGCCGATGGAGGAGAGGGCCGAGGAGACCTTGCCGCCGAGCGTGCCCATCTTGCCGCTGAACGCCGACGCGGCGGCCTCGCTGTCGCCGAAGCCGGAGGTGAAGTTATTGAATCCCTGCTTGGCGCCCTTGAAGACGGTGGACATCTTGCCGCCGAAGGTGCCCCACGCCCCGGTCGCGTCAGAGGCGGCCGCGTCGGCGTCGGAGAATCCCTTCTTCAGGTTCGATACCGCCTTGGCGCCGCTGCGGACCCCGCTGAACGCATCGCCGACCCCGGTGACCGCCGTCTTCAGCTTCCCTGCGGTCCCGGCTGCCAGCCTGAAGTAGAGGACCATGTCGATCAGGCCCGGGATCTTCGCCAGCTTGTTCAGCACCGGCAGCAGCAGGCTCAGTCCCTGCAGCAGCATCTTGGAGTTGGAGAACGTGGACATCCCGGCCATGTTCGAGACGACGTTCTTGATCAGCTGGCCGATCTGGCCGAGGTCGTGCATCAGCAGCGGCGTGTCCTGCTTGAACATCGACATCAGCGGCTGGAACCCGGAGTGGCCGGTTAGGGTCTGGCCCCAGGTGGCGAACTTCGCGGTGATCTTGTCCAGGCCGGCCAGCATCCCGCCGCTGACGGGCATGAACGCCTTCAGGATGCCGCCGAAACCGGTGGCGATATGGCCGACGGCGATACCCAGCCGCATGATCGCCTCGGGTGCCTTGTCGGCGAGCATGGTCACAAACTTGTCCAGGCCGCCCGTTCCCTTCGAGCCCAGCACCGACAGCATGGATGACAGGCCGGTCTCCCCGGCCATGGCCAGCTTGCGGATGTCGGGCAGGACGCTGGTGATCAGCGGGCGCAGCTGGGCGACGATCACCGATGTCGGCCCCGCGAACGATGACGTGAACTTCTGCCACTGGTTCTGGATGGCGCCGACCTGCCTGGACAGGGCCTCCTGGGCGGGGCTGAGGTTGGCGTATGCGGCCGTCGTGGCCTGCACCTTCGCGGTGTAAGCGGACTGCAGCGCTGTGGCGCGGGCGGTCTCGGCGTTCTTGCGCGCAGTAGCTGTCGTCGCGGTCTTCATCGCCCGGTCGTAGGCGGCATTGGCCGCCGTGACGGATGAGGTGTACTGGGTCTGCGCCGCCTGGGCCGCAGTCGCCGCTGTCCCCGCGGCGGTCAGGTTGGCCGTGGCCAGCAGCCCGAACACGCCCAGCCCGGCTCCGGCCGCCACCAGCCCGGATGTCAGCCCGCCGATCGCCACGGTCAGCCCGGCCACCAGCGGCTCACCCAGGCCGGTGGCCACGTTCAGGCCGAGCATGACCTTGCTGAACATGCCCATCTCGGCGAACGAACCGGACATGCCGAGCGTCAGGTCATTGAACGCCCCCCCGAGCGCGCTGAGCCGCTCCTTGCTGCCGGCGCTCTTGCCGTTCAGGTGATCAAGCCCCACGTCGACAGCGGCGAGCTGGGCCTCCACCCTTGCCGCCCCTGACAGCGACAGTTTCGGGTTCGCCACCTTCGCGCCGATCGCCGCGAGCCTGGCGTTCAGGTCCAGCAGCGTGGCCCGGCCGTCAGCGTCGTCGACATTGACCTTCGCGTCCTCCACCTTGGTGCCGAGCTCGTCCAGCTGTGCCCGCAGGTCGGTCAGGTCGGGCTTGGCCGTGTCGGTCGCCTTGACCTTGATCTCGACGTAGTTACCCGCCATCGTCCCCGCCGTCCTCGCCGGGGTGGGCGATCTGCCAGACGTGCACCATGCGCAGCACCGACGCGCTTTCGGCCATCACCTGGGACGGCAGCACCCCGGGGCCGAAGAACTGGCAGAGCCCGATCACGATTTCCGCCTTCGCTAGCTCTGCGGGCCGAGTGACCGGCTCGCCTGCGCCAGTGCTGGCGCCGGCGAAGTCGCGCCAGAGGGCGACGGCCCGTCCAAAGGGGGGGGTACCGAGGTCACATTCTTCTGCCAGACCATGACGATCATCTCGGAGAACGCGGGTTCCAGGCTGAGCAGCCCCTCATAGGTGGCCGGCACCGGCTCACCGCCGCAGGTGAGGTTCCACGAGATCAGCAGGGCGCCGAACCGCTGGAACAGCTTGCGCGTCTCCCCGGCTGCCGCGAGATCCTCCAGATCCAGGAACTCGCCAACGGTCCCGGCCCTGACCTTGACCTGCAGGCCGGCGTAATCGGTCTCGGAGAAATCCAGGCCGATCGTGGTGTCCGGGACCTCGAATCCGCTCATCAGTCGCCTCCCAGCTGCGGCATGACCTTCTCCAGTTCCCGCTGCGCGATCTCCGGCGCCCACTGCTGCATCTGGAGCCGGGTCCTGCGGAACAGGTGGTAGCCGGCGAACTTCGTGCTCTTGTTGCGCTGCGACGTGCCCTCCAGCCACGGTGCCCAGGTGACGCCCTTGATCATCGGCCCGGGGATCACCGCGTCATCGCCGCGCTGGCGGACGTGGATGTTCTCCTGGAACCCGCCCGTGGCCCGGCCGGTCTTGTCCATCGGAAAGCGGCGCAGCGCGTCCGCGCCCTCATCGGCGATCGCCTTCGCGGTGGCACGCGCCCACTCCTGCAGCGCCCGGTCCGCGGTGCCGTCCGCGAGCGGGCCGTGTACCGAGACCTCGAACGTGACCTTCAGCGAGCCCATCTCACCCCTCCATCCGTCCGGTGGCTGCCCCAGACCAGCTCGCAGAGCTTCGGCTTGGCCCTCGAAACCGCTCATGCCGAGTTGGTCCAGGTCGGCAAAGCGCCGTCCCCGAGCACAAGCTCAGACGAGGACGTGAGTTCACCCGTCGCCGAACGGGCCACGTCGTAGGTGCTGACGTAGCAGTTGGCACCGAGGAACGGGTACTCGCTCGCGGTCGGCGTGATCTGCACGGAACGCAGCACCGACGTGGAGGACATGGTGGACAGCACCTGGTGGCCCATGTTCGCCGCGTTGTCGAAGATCAGCTTCAGGCTGAAGGTGCAGTCGGCGAGCAGGAGCAGCCGCTGGTGAGCGTAGACGTCCACGCCCGTGACGTCCTGCACGCCGCGAGGCGTAGACATGCCGAACTCGGTGACGTCGTCGGAGATGGTCTGGTTTGTGTCGGTGTCATCTGCCACTACGACCGTTGCACCCAGGCCCGAAACCTTAGACAATGTCCCGCTCCTTCCTCATTTATCCCTTTTGCAGGCGTTCGGCGAGAGTGCCGACGTGCTCGTCCAGGTCGCCGATCCACCCGGACATGTCGGTGTGACGGCCAACCACCTGCTGGCCGGCGCGCACTTGCCACGAAGCGGGCCGGGTCCGGTGCTCGGTGAAGCACCGCTGGCGGGCGGCGAAGCGGAACACGGTCACATCCGGCCCGTGCATCTCCCGGAAGTCGCGGCCGGAGGCGCCCGAGCGAATCCACTCCGCGGCGTCCCGGCCTTCCGGGGTGCGCTCGTCAAGGATCGTGTCCCAGCCGAACTGCCAGTTCTCGCAGCGCACCTGCTCGCAGGCGGCCTTCACCCAGCGGTCGGGCGGCATGCGGACCACGTAGTCCCGGGTCCGGCGCTGGCGCAGCGGGGGCATCAGGTCACCTCCCTCAGAAATTGGTGGTTGCGAGGTTGCGGTTGATGACCACGGCGAAGGTCGCTGGATCGAACGTGCCCGTGGTGATGACCCGCAGGTAGCGGCGCACGGTGGCCGTGTTCGCGGTCGCCAGCCGCTGCGTGGCCGGCGCCGCGGTGACCGCCGTGAAGGTCAGGCCGGTGACCGCAGCCCACGACGAGCTGTCCGCGGAGTCCTCGATCTCCACGGTCACGCTGGTGCCGCTGAACGCGGTCACCTGGAGGTAGGCCTGCGCGCCGAAAGCGGTCGCCAGGGCCCACGTCCACGTCGGCGCCGCCGAGTACGTCAGCGTGATCGCCTGGCCGGCGGGAACGGTGTAGGTGCCGTCGCCGGTTCCTACCTCAACGTCGTTGACGACGACGCTGGACACCGTGCCGCCGCTGACCACGACGGTTGCGGGCAGCGGGGAAGAGTTGGTGACCGGTGTCGTCGACGACGGGACCGAGGGCGTGGTGAACGCGGCACCGCTGTCGAAACTGGAACCGTTCGTGTCTGCGGTGTCGGTGCGCAGGCCCGGGGTCAGCTGCACGCCCCACTCCAGGCCGTAACCCTGGCCCTGGCCCTCGGTCTTCATCGTCAGCCCGCCATCGCTCGCGCGGGACGGCTCGTAGTTGATCTGCTTGGCGTTCAGGCACGCAGCCGGGCTCCCGATCGACAGCGGCGGGACCAGGAACTCCATCAGCTCATCGGCCGTGGGAAGCGCATCGAGGACCGGGGTCGAGTTCGCCGCGTTCCAGAAGCTGGTGAAACTCATCATCCCGTCGCGCAAACCCGGGACGCGGGAATGGGCGGACTGGGTAATGTCGGTCACGTCCAGCGGGCTCATGCTGGCGCTTATCGAATCCAGCGCGTTCACGTCGCCGGAAATATCGTAGCCACCACAGAGGAACCGCGCGCCAATTCCGGTAATCTTCGCCATTACGGGCTCATTTCCCAGAGGTCGTTGATGGCAATTGGCAAACTGATTTGCTCAACTCGGAATTGCTTGCCTTCCTGCTCCACATATACCGGCTCGGCGCGCAGGTTCAGCAGGTCGATGTCACGCACCGTCCCGCCCAGCGTGAAGTTGCCGCTGTACTCGTTGAGCAGGGTGGACACCGCGGTGAGGATGGCCGGGTCCACGCCGTCCAGCGGCTTCTGCATCATGGAAGACCAGACCATGATCAGGAACGTGATGGTGCCGGACACTGAGCCGAGGCCCGACATTGCGCCGCTGGCAGCGATTGGGCCGAGGATGATCGAGCAGGAAATGCCATCGCCCGGCGCATTCTCAGGCTCGTGCTGGTTGACCCTGCGGAAGATGCCGAGGCTTAGCGCGTGGGACTGGAGGGCCGAGTACAGGGCGTTTACGGCGGCCGTGTCGAAGAAACTCACTCCGCACCCCCGCCCATCCGCTCGATGAACAGCGCCAGTTCCTTCTGCGCGTAGGGCGTGACTTGCTTGCGCATCCGCGCACGGGTCCGGCGGAACGTGTGGTAGCCGCGGAAGTCCGTCGACTGGTTGCGCTTGCTCGTGCCTTCCAGCCAGGGCCAGGCGTACTCGCCCTCGCGGATACCGCCCGAGACGGTCCAGTTGGCGCCCTCGCCGGAGATCTTCACCCCGCCCGCGGCAGCACCAGTCCCGCCCCGGCCGGACTTGTCCATCCGCGCGGTGTCGAGCTTGATCCAGGTCTGGGCTATCTCAGCGATCTCGGCAGCCAGGGCACGGGTGAAGTCCCGGGCGGCGACAGCGGCCTGGCCATCGAAGATGGGCCCGGTGAGGGTGACCTTGGTCGTCGCCATCACATCCGCCTTGGCTGGTTGCGGGTCTTGGCTGCCGGCCTTGGCGTGGTGGTGGCGGAAGGCGGGACCGCGGGCCCGGCCGCGCCTGGAGCAGGTGCGGCCTTTTCTGCGTTCAAACCCTCTGACTTCGCCGGGTTGCTTCCGGCTCCTCCCCTTGCCGGCCCGTCGGCCACCACCGAGACGTGCTGCATGGCATCGGCGCAGTGGCCGGCCACGACGCGCTCGATGTGGCGCTGCATGATCACGTGCCGCCTGTCGGCCTCTTCGGCGATGCGCTTCTCTATCGCGGACACGCGCTCGTGTACCTGGGATGCGACCTGCTTGCTGGCGTGGTGGCCGGTGAGCCACGCGAACACCGCAGCGAGAAGAGGGATGCAGGTCAGGATTACGACGACTGCGGCGAGCCGCCCTGCCACGCTGGCGGGCTGCGCGTCACAGCCCACGGTGCTGGCCACCCCAAGTACGCAGTAAAGGCCGTGGCCGTAGGTGATGTGCCAGGTGACGCCTAGCAGCAACGCCTCGGCGGCCATGACTGCGGCAGCGCCGGCGAGGAGGAGAGCGATGCGCTTCATGACCGGCCGCCAAGTGCCCGCTGCACGCTTCCCGGACCGCCCCCGCCGCGGCGCCGGATCTCATCGCGCAGCCACGTCCACATGCCAGGCTCGACGCCGGCCGCCACGGTCGCCGCAACCTGCACGTCGTGCTCCGCAGAGCGCCCCGCGAGCGCCTGCAGCGCCTCAATGACCTTGTCCAGCCGCTCCGCGATGTGCGCGAGCGTGACCTCTTCTCTGGCGTAGGAGCGGCCCTCGGCCTCATGGCGGCTGCACCACGGCGTGCCGCTGATCTTGTGCTTGCCGATGCGCCAGCAGCCGGCGTGGTGGCAGTTGTGCAAATGCCAGGAGCCGAGGATCGCGCCGAGCAGGGACAGCACGGTGAGTGCCGGGACAAACCCAGACTCCAGCTGGTAGGGCCAGCCGGTCCCCTGCGGCACGGGCGAGATGCCCATGCCGAACCGCCACGCCAGCCAGTGCGTGACCGCCGAGTAGGTGATCAGCGCGACGGCCACGCATGCCGAGAAGGCGGTCAGAAGGCGCTTCATGCCACACCCGCCGGGGTGAAGTGCACGCAGACGGCCACGACCACCGCAGCGGCCAGCAGCACGCCGTAGGACTCGGCAGCGGCCAGGACAAGGCTCCGCTCGCCGGCCCGGTGCCTCTTCCAGGCGATGACTGCGGTGATCACCAGCACGAAAGCGACCGACCAGCTGCGGGCGTACCAGCCGGGCATCACAGCGAACGGGAGAGCCGGGATCACCGCGCCCGCGCCCGTGGCCAGCCCGATGGCCAGCGACGGCAGGAAGCCGTTCCCGGACTCGCTCAGCCACTCCCCGGCGGCCATGCCCACGGTCTCGGCCGCGCCGACGCCGATGGCTACGGGCAGGATCAGCGAGGGGTGGGCCAGCAGGCCGAGGACGACGCCGAGGTAGCAGGTGAGCCCATCTGCTGCGCCGAACACGATCGGCCTGGTCAGGGTGCGCTCTGGGCCGGTCATACGCTCACCAGCTCCCCGTTGCGAACAAAGCCGTGCCAGCCCGTGGGGGCGTTGTGGAAGATCGACGGGGATGCCGTGATGTCCGGCGCCGTGCCGGTGACCGTCCAGTAGCCCCCGCCAGACGCCTTACTGCTGGTGATCCACTCCCCGCCGTCAGGCAGCGAGATAAGCCAGGACTCGATGCCCTGCGGGTGCTGGCTGAATTCGTCGTACCAGTCGGCGCGGACCATGGTCCCCGGAGGCGCAGTCACGCCGAACGAGCCCCACCAGGTGAACTCGGTTCCGTCTGGCAGGCGGACGATGCGGCAGTCGTTGCGCTGCCAGTGGTCGCCGGGCTTGAACACGTAGCCGCACTCACAGGCTCGCGGCCACTGCGGGTCATCGTGCGGCCAGTTGTCACCAGCCGCGTCAGCCCGGTCTGCCACTTCGCCAATGCTGGTGATGGCGTTGTGGTAGCCATGCACCGGACAGTCGTTGCTGTCGCCTCCCCGGTACCGCCGCAACTGCCGCACGTAGCGGTCGGCCTGAATCTCGGCGATACGCAGCGGGATACCCGTCACGGCGCACCCCCGCAGGTGACTAGCTCTATGTCCTCGCTGAGCTTGTCGAACCGGGCCGCCTCAAACGGGGACACGCCGCAGCAGGGCATCAACCCGTCTCCGCCATCGGGCGGGCACAGGTGGGTGACGATCAGCCGCCGCTCAGCGACCTGGGCAGAACCGTCCTCGCCGCGGCGCAGTTTGAGCTCGACCTCCCGGCCCTCGAGGTCTTCCGGTGCCCCAGGATCCTCGAAGGACCACCAGTGCGTGCCTGCGGTCCCTGGCTCCTGCTGCTCCACCAGCGAGCAGCCTTCTGGCCACTGCGGCTTCATGGCCAGAAGCGGGTCAGCGATGAGGATGCGGTAGCGGCTCACCGGCCTCGCCCCCGCAGACCGGACGGGTTAGCCTGAATGACATGGCCATCAGCAAGCAGCCGTTCGGGCACCTGGGCGAGCACCTGGTGAATGCTGACCCTGGGCCGGTCGTGCAAGCCGAGGACATCCTTCGCCTGGAAGACGTTCTCAGCCGGTACCCGGAGGGGACGCTCGAACTCCGCGGCCACTTCTGCGGCCCGGACTGCGGCCACGACGACTGAGCGGCTCATACGGCACGGCTCCTTGCTTGCCGGCCGTACTCGGTGCGGCACTCTTCCCACAGGTCCGCCAGCGCCATCCCGCTCGCCGGCCGTGCCGCGTCCCCGGAGCCGACCATCCGCGAGTAGCCCGCAGTCTCCTGCAGGATGCGGTTCACCGCTTCGCCGATCGCCAGGTCCCGGACCAGCTGCGGCACCCGGTGCTTATAGACCGCCGTCCCTTCAGGCCAGGACGCCGCCGCCGTGCCGTTGAAGCCCCGCTGCACGGTCAGCGACCGGTAGGCGTAGATCTCCGCGCCAGAGTGGGAGGTGAGCACCGTGCCGTTCCACGCCCGCTCCACCGTCGCGATGCCGTTGACGACCATCTGCACGAGCATCTGCTCGCTGTCGAGCAGCAGCACCTCGCCAGTGTTCGGAGGGTTCCCCGAGCCGGCCCACTCCAGCTGGTCGTCGGCCGTGGACGCCGTGGAGCACCCGTCGCCGGACTGCGCCAGCCCGGTGTCCAGAGCCGAGCGGTCCTGCACGAGCACCCGCTCGCCGACATAAGGGGCGATGGTGCCGGCGTGGCCGAGGGTGTCGTCCGGGTAGGGCAGCGTCCCGCGGGCGTAGCCGAGGATCAGCAGGTCCCCTACGCCCATCAGCGCGGCGTTGGTGACGGTGACGGGGTTCGTGCTGGACGTGACGTCTGCGGCCAGATCGGCAACCGGGTCCGCTTCTCCCGTGAAACCCCACGTCGCCTGCACCTCGATGGCGTTCTGCGGGGTCTGCGAGTTGCCGCCGAACGTGGATGAGGTGGAACGGTCAAGCTCGATCTTCGTCCACGGGAACGCTGGCCTTTTGTTGGCCGGCCGCAGGAAGCACGTGTTCAGCGGGATGTTCACGCCGCCGCTGGAGAAGTCCGTCAGGCACAGGACGTCGTTCCAGTCCAGGAACAGTTCCCACGGCTGGGAGTAGGCATAGTTTGGGAAGTCCCACCATTTCGTGCCATCCCAGGGCACAAAGAGCCGGTGCAGGTGCCCTTCAATGTTCCGGGTAATGGACTGAATGGCACGGTCGGTCTTATATTGGACCTCGGTGGTAATACCGTCCTTAAAGTTAATTGCCCTTTGTGCATCTTCTCTGGAGGCATAGCAATACTCATAGACAGTCACCAATTCACCGCCCACGCCTGGTCGATGACCGCGCCGGCGAAGTCCTCCGGGCTGTACGGCTCGCCCCACGACCACCAGGTGCCGTCCGGGGCGGCTGTGACTGCGTGCGGTCCTTCGGGCAGGTCCAGATGGAGGATTACGCTGCCGGCATGGCTGAGAAACGCGTTGCGAAGCTCCTGGGTGGCTACGAGACGGTGGTCTACCCGACCGCCCTCGGCGAGGTGTGGCGTATCGGCAACGTCCACGGTCCCGTAATGAAACTGCTCGGCCCGCAAGATGAGCCGTGCGTTCACATCCTCAATGCCCGCGAAGCGCGCGCCGCGGCGGCTGCGCTCATCGAGATCGCTGATGAGATCGAAGGCGCCGGGCCGGCTCCCGCTTAGCCCGTACTCCCGTGCCGCCCTGAGGGTGTCCAGGATCGACGCGCCCTCGTCCGGGTCGCCCGCCGTCCGCCAGTAGAGGGCCAGCACGTCCTCGTCATGCACGCGCACGCCCGTTGCCAGCCAGGCGTGCATCGCGAGGGCCTGTGCGGCGCAGCACGACACATCGCCAGGAGCCAGGGCCAGCCCGGTCTTCGCCTTCCTCTCGGCGCGCTCGTGCTTGAGGGAGGTGATCTTCTTGCCCAGCGACCGGGCCTGCGCGAGGTCGTGCTTGCGCACGGCCGGCCTCCTGGCGTCGGCGGCTTCGTGCTTGAGCGTGGCCACCTTCGCCTTGTCCGAGCGGATCTGCGCCGTCAGGTGCTCGGCCGTGGGCGCCTTCGCGGCCTTGCCGACCGCCGTCTTCTTCTTCGTGGCCATGGCTCACCCCGCCACGGGGCCGAGAACCACGAGCGGGCTGACAGTTGCGCCGGCTGCGGTGGTGAAGGTGCTCTGCGGCCAGAACCGGCCATCGATGCGCGAGCGCACGCGAATGTTCACGGTGTCGCTGCCGAACCCGGCGCCAGCGGCGGACAGTTCCACGGTCAGCGCCAGGAGGCTGCCGATCAGGTACAGGGAAAGGTCAGCGAGGATGACATCCCCGGTGTCCCCAAGTGCCGGGTTGTGGTCGTGGGGGAAGCAGGGCAGGCCGATCAGGCGCCAGCAGCCGGCGGCGGAGTCGAACTCCAGCCACTCCGACGCCGGGACGTACGTAGCGGACGGCGACTCGCCGACGCCGAGGGACAGCGTCAGGAAGTAGTCGAAGACCTGCGAGCTGACCAGCCAGCACGCCCTGCCGCGTTCGGCCGCCGGGTGCAGCGCCTCCATCATGGCCGCCACGTCCGCCAGGGCGACCTGGCTCTCAGTTGCCCGGGGCTGGATGTATGCGCCCGGAGCGTTCACCAGTCCCTGCGGCTGGCCCACCCCGGTCCCGTTGATCCACAGCTCGTCCTCGTACCAGGCATAGCCCTCGGCGATGATGCGGCCGAGCAGGTCGCCCATTGACGCGCTCGCGTCGGACAGCAACTCGGACGGCACGTTCTGCAGGTAGCCGGCGTACTTGCGGGCCTCCAGCTGGAGCCGGTCGAAGGCTGGCGCGGTCGCCGGGATCGTGTCGCCCTCCTCCACCACGGAGAACGTCATCCCGCCGAGCGCCTGGTTGCCGTCGCTCTCATCGAAGGCTGAGAGGGTGGGCACCGCCTGCTGCAGGCTCGTCATCGGCACGACACTCGCGCGGGGGCGGATGATCGCGCCGGCGGTGTAGTTCAGGATCTGCTCGGTCAGCACCCAGGGCACCAGGAAGCCGCCCTCGGACGGAATGCGCTCCGTCATGCCCTGGGCTGCGTCGCGGATCACCGGCCGCACGCCGAGCCGGTCCTGAGGATCGCGCAGGGCTGCCAGGAAGCGTGACCAGGATTGCGCCCACTCGTACTGATCGAGGACCGCGCCGGGCGGCGTGAAGGCTGGCCCGCTCATCCGTCCCTGCCCATTTTGACGCCGTGCCGCGGCACCACAACGTCCCTTGGCGCGCGCCATCCGCAGTACTTGCAGAACTTGGTCACCGATGCCCCGGCGTCAGTACTCGGCCCGGTCGTCAGCGGCTCGCCGTCGCGCGGGCAGGCAAGGCCGCCGTTGCTCATGACCTCCTGCTGCCACCAGTCGAACTCCATGTTCTGGTCGGCGAAGATCCCGGCCAGGCCGTAGTAGGCGCCCGTCGCGGGCAGGCCGCTGCTCACGGCGTGGCCTTCTGCGGCGGCGTGGCAGCCTTCGCCGGAGACGGCGGCGGAGTTGCGGCCTTGAGTGCTGGCGGCGCCGGGGGAGCCACTGGCGGCGTCGCGCCCGCCTTCTGCTCGGCGACCGTGACCGTTTCCTCTGGCGGGACCCCGGCCGCCTTCTGGTCGGCCACGGTCACGACAGCAGGCGCTTCCTCCGCAGCTGCCTTCACCCCGGCCGCAGGAACGACCGGGGGCACGGCTGGACCGTCGGGCAGGATCGCTGAGGCATGCACGGTCGTGACGGGGCCGATGGTCGCCGCGCCGAACCGGTCGATCTTGGGCACCTCGTCCTCCTGTCCGGCCGCGCCTGCGGCCCCTTCCTCGTCATGCGCGGTCGCCCGGCAGTCCGGGCAGCACGGCGCGCCGGGTGTGTACAGGCACCCGCACTCCCGGCACACCCAGCGCACATGCCCTCCCGCAGGTCAGCAGCCGACAGCGTTCTGGTTCGCTATGGCGGTGGTCGTGCCGGCCCACTTGAAGTACCAGCCCGCCGGCAGGCGGAAGCTGATGAGCCCGGCCGACACGGCCGCATTGGACACGATGACCACGTCGCTGGCCGCGGAGCTGTGACCCATTTCCACGGTGGTTGCAGTGCCCGCCGTGGTCACGCCCAGGTACACCATGTAGTCGCGGGTCGTGTCGGCCAGCTGGACGCCGCCGCCGCCGTTCGTCGCGCCCAGCGATGTCAGGACCGGTGCCGAGGACGCCGTGGTCGTGCCGCCGTTCAGCGTCTGCACGCCGTTGACCGTGCCCGGGGTCTGGTAGGTGCCGTCCTTGCGCTGGAACGTGGTCGTCTGGTCGACGCTCTCGCCAGCGCCGCCGGTCGCGCCCTGCTGCTTGCTGATCTTGTAGTCGCTCATGAACCCGGCCTACGAGTTCGCGCCGGAAATGGGCCGCAGCTTCGCCGGGTCGCGGCCGGGGAGCAGATCACCGAGAACGGCGTACACCAAGCCGGCGCTGCTGTGGGTTACCGAGACGTACTGCGCCCCTGCGGGCAGATCGGACGCATCGACGAAGAACCCTGCCATCCCCGACGCGATCACCACGTTGTCCGCAGCGGCCTGGGTGGCGTCTACCCACTGATCAGCGCCCGCAGTGGAAGCGTTTGTCACGTAGTCGGTGATCGTAGCCAGGTCCGTGGTGTCGCCGTCGTACGTCGCTGCGGAGGCCAATGTGAAGGTGTCATCGCCCGAGCAGTAAAAAGTTATACCTGAGTAGTCCTTCAGGCTCAGCAGGACGCCCTCCACGATCGCCCCGAAGTTATGCGTCCGCCCGAGAGTCGCAATTGCCATTTCCCTTAACCTGCTTCCCGGCGGCGAGCCGC